TCAGTCCGGGAGGTCGAAGACCGGATCCTGGCAGCGATAGACCGGACATTGACCGTCACGCGTCTTGATATAAGCGGCGCGCGGCACCTGCGGCCAGTCGCATTCATTGCCGAATTGGCGGACGTATCGATCGTAGGTGTTCTGGCCGGTGGTCAGCACCACCGAGCGATGCCTCTGGATCAGAAGCTGTGTCTGTTCGCACGTCATCGCGCGGCTGTCCGGCCGGGCGTGGGCCGTCGCGGCAAACAGAAGCGCCCCGGCTGTCAGGACTGCCGCTTGTGTCAGGACCTTGGCAAGCATGACACCATCTCCCATGCCTAACGCGCATCTTGGTCGGGCAGCGCCGGATCGAGCCGCCCTGTCGCGAAAGAAAGATCGTACAGAATGCGAGGGAAAATGCAAAAAAGCCCGCCGCACCTTTCGGNACCTTTCGGTGCGGCGGGCTCCAACTGAACGTCACTATTTCGTCGGGCTTGGGCGGCTTACTCCTCCTTCACCGGCCCGAACCGGCGCACGATCATTTCGAAGACGATGTCCGAAATCCACATGGCCGAGACGCCGATTAGGAACGCCGCGGCCAGCGTCGTGGTGTCGTCGTCCGGAGAAGGAATGGGCAGGCCGGCGGCGCGGAAATAATGCACGACCGGCAGCGTCAGATAGGCCGCCGCCAGCGCGCCGCAGATCGGCGAGGCCACCATTTCGCGGACCTTGTAGCGATGGCGCGACAAGGCCCGCAAAATGCCGCCGGACAGGCCGGCGACCAACACCGGCGCCTTGATGCCCAGGACGTCGAGCAACTCGTGCATCATGGCGTCCACCCGCACCATCTGGCGCCCTGCCCGTTGAAGGCATTCATCTCGTCGAGCTCGGGCCGGGTCATGGCGGCGACCACGGCCGCCGATGGCCGGCGCGGCTGGTTATGGTCGCACCAGACCTGGCGCGGATTACCGGCCGGCGCGGTTGTCGTGCAGCCGGCGAGCACCAGGCAGAGGATCAGCGCCTTGCCCATTTCCCAGCCTCCGCTCTGGCTGCCGCATCGGTCATGCCGGCGGCCTTGCGCTCTTCGGCGGCGGCCTCGCGGCTCATTTCCAGGCGGTCTTCGGCGGCCGCGACTTTTGCCTCGGCCTGTTTGACCGCCTCCTTCTTCGCCCGGTTGATGCCGCCGGCAACATAAAGGCCGATGCCGCCGGCCGCAGCGGCCAATACCGTCATGACGACCTTGTTGCCGAGGATGGCGCTGAGAATGGCGAGGAGTGCGGCCATCACAAATCCTCCGCGCGGCGGCGGCGCAGGAACTCGGTCAAAACGCCGTTGATCACAAGAAACCAGGGGAACCATTCCCCTGGGATAATCGGCGAAAGAACCTGCGGGTCGACATAGGTAACGACGGTCGCGATAACGCCGATGGCCGCCTGAAGCCGCGCCCAGAATATTGTTTCGCTGCCGCGGAAGAAGCTCTTGATCCGGGTCCACATGTCATTTCCTTCCAAACAGTTTCAGGATGGCTGATAGTTTCAGGATGGCTGCGATCAGCGCTGCCCAGAGGCCGGGCCTGGCGGCAGGCACGGGAGGTGCAGAGGACGCGGGCGCAGCGGTCGCTTGCGGAACGGCAATTGGCTTAGCGGGCTCTGGCGGGACTGCGGGGACGACCGCCGATGACACCGGACCGGCAGACGGCCAGGGCGTGTCCTTGATGCGCGACCATTTGCGATAGGCCTCGGCAAGCCTGGTATCGTAGGCGTTCTTGCGGTAGCCGGCGCCGTTGTAGCCCTTGGCAAAAGCAGCCCAGTCATGATTGCGCAGATTGCCGTCGAGCCGGTTCGCGACGATGAAATCGATCGCCGCACCGAGCTGCAGCGCCTCGTCCGCCATCATTGCCTCGGCCATCGCCTGCACGGTAAGGAAGCCCGCGGCCTTGAAATTCTCGCCGAGGACCTGACCCAGCCCCCACGAAGCGGATTTGAGCGCCGCGGTTTCGTCGATCGCACAAGCTGCCCTGAGCCGTGGGTAGCTGTCCCTGGGATAGGGCTTTGCGCCCCACTTCGGATAGGCGAGGCCGGCGGCTACCGCCTTTGCCCGCTTGGCACCCGACAGGTTGCGGTAGAAGACGTGCGGTTCGAACAGGATGACCGGCCGGCCAACGGCGTCGAAGCCGCGCCCGCTGGTTTCAACATCGAGGAACGCGTGCATCTCGTCCTCGCCGACGCCGATCCGGGCACCGAGTTTCGGCAAGTCTATATCATCGAGGCGCCTGGCGGCGCCCCTGAACGTCATGTCCATGGGCAGTCCTTTCCGCCCTCGCGGGCAAGGTTTTGAGGTTGAAAAAGCAGATGCGTGGCGGCAAAGCAGAATTGGGCGGCAGCCCGTGCCGATGTTGCAAGGAAGGTTGATGTTTTCGACCTGCCGTGTGAAATGGCCGCGGGATGGTGCACATGTCTGATGATGAACAAACCGCTGCGGCGCGCTGGACGGTGAAGTCCGAGCTCCGCACCGTCGGTCGCGACAAGCCGCTGCTGCTGGTGCTGTCGGCGATCCTCTGCCTCTATTGTGCGTTTATCGCCGGACCGATCGTCTATGCGGTGCTGGCCATCAACGGCATTGCGGATTTCTTCAAATGAAGCCAGTTCCGGCGATCTCGCTCAGGTCCCGGTTCCTGCGTCTACCGCGCCCGAAATTGCTCGACCTGGATGAAATTGCTTAGCCGGGATGAAACTGTTCCCGTCTATCGTTCGTACCTGTAGCGGGTACGGGAGGACACGTGACGATAAGAATCAGGCTTCCAGGCGGCACCTTGAAGATCAAGAAAAGGGACGAGCTGCGGCGCCGCGAGCAGAAACGCGAGGTGCCGGTTTGGCAGTTCGGCAATTACTTCGTCATCTGGTGGCCGAGCGGCATGTCCGGTCGCCCATCCTCGCCCAATAAATCCTCGCCCAGGAAATAGCCCCCGCACCCGACGATCCCAACTGGCACTGGCGCCCCGTGCGGGATCGGGAACCGCCGCGCGCGCCCGAACCTCAAGACCGCTCGACTAGTCCCAGAAATAGTCAGCGGGCAGGCATTGACTCTTCCGCAGCGGAAGGTCTCTGATGCTGCATTGCACAATGGGGTGGCGGAATCGATGGCGGTGCGTATCAGGATGCCTGGCGGCACACTGAAGGTGAAGGTGTACCGCGAATTGCGCGACCGCGAACGCGCCCGCCGCATACCCGTCGTCAAGATCGGCCGGATCTATTTCACCTGGTGGTCGAACCGCCAGCGCCTGATTGATGATCAGTCGCCAGGATAAAGCTCTTTCGGCCGGCCCTGCCCGCCCGGCACCGCGAAGCCTCCGCAGCTCGCAAAATAAGTTGATGATCCTGCTGTTGACTCTTCCGCAACGGAAGGTCTCTACTTACCGCATTGCACGAAAATTGCTGCGTTGCACAACGGGAGTTGGACCGATGGCAGTGCGTATCAGGTTGCCTGGCGGCACTCTGAAGATGAAGACCTATCGTGAGTTGCGGGCCAGGGAACGCGACCGCCGCGTGCCTGTGATGAAGATGGGCTCGCTGTATTTTGTCTGGTGGTCGAAAAGCCAGGAACCTCACCAGAAGCCGCAGGACAGCAGACGGTAGCGGCTCCGCCGCGGTGGGTCTGCGTCGGCGATGAACCCTGACAATTCCGAAATACCGCCCAGCTGTAGGATTTCTGGTCGGCCTGCTGTGCCATTGTTGGTGCGCACAGCATCCCGAGCGGCCCTCGCAGAGCAATTCTTCTGACGAACTTTTCGGCGATTTTCAAATGGCCTCCAGACTGGCGGACACGCGCGTTTGCAAGCTTGCAAACCGCCGCCGCTTGTCGCAATACCTAGGCCGTGAGGAGTCGCATGGATGATAGAGCCTGACCTGCTTATTGCGAACAACCAATTTCGGCTGTCGGTTCAGTTAGCCGAAGGGCAACTAATCCCACGCACAATCATTGATACAGACCTCGAAGACGCAGCGCCGGCATTCTTCGAAGGGGCACACCAACATTGGAAGCATTTCAGATTCTTTGAGCAATCAAAGCCTTTCGCTGAGAGGTTGTCAAAGCCGCACTTCAACCGTAACTGATATGCCATTCGTTCCATCATTCCTCTACCGCCTAGCCGGCATCAACTCCGGTCCCGCGACGAAGCTAAGTTTGCGGAGCGTCCGCAGTTTGCGGCGAGGCAAGCATGCGATCGGCGAAGAATGCATCATCAATGGCGTCTTTTCCTTCGATCGCGCCGATGCAAAGATCATCGTTGGAAAAAGATCCTATATCGGCAAGAGCCACCTCGTAGCGGCTGAGAGGATCGAAATCGGGGATGACGTGATCATTAGTTGGGGTACCACAGTCGTCGATCACAATTCTCACGCGACGGGTTGGCAAGACCGCCAGGAAGATATCGCCGACTGGCATCAGGGGAAAAAGGACTGGTCAAAGATCACCGTTGCGCCAGTGAAGATTGAAGACAGTGTTTTTATCGGCTTCAACGTCATCATTCTCAAGGGCGTAACGATCGGCAAGGGATCGGTCGTCGGTGCGGGGTCTGTGGTCACAAAAGACGTGCCGCCCTTTAGTATGGTCGGCGGTAATCCTGCAAAGCAAATCGGCGGCGCTGCTGCTAGATCAGCGACTTGAGCACAGAGCTCCAGCCATGTAGGCCATGCTGCGCATCGCCATCTTGGGTGCAAACCTGAGAAATTCGGTTCGCAGTCTGTGTTTTACCCATCCTTTTTTTTCGCCAGCCAGGTGCTGTTCATAGGCGAGGTCGTGCGCAAAAACCTTTAGCCGCTCGACCTTTAGCCCGGACGTTTTGAGAAGGTTTTCAAACGTTTGGGTCGTGTAGAAGTTGATATGCCCATACGGCCCTGACATCCGAATGGCCTTACTGATATCTCGCGTATGCTCCAAAGGCACTTCGATATAGAGCTTCTTGCAGACCCGAGCCGCCTCCCTCAGAAACATCCGTTCGTGCTCGACGTGTTCGACGACGTGAATGGCAAGCCCGAGATCGAACGACTTGTCGGGATGGGGGATGTGATAGCCGTCGAATACGTCGACGTTGGCCAGTTTGGCGATTTTTCTTGCCTTGATGGCCTCGACGCCGCTCTTCGAAATCTCGACGGCGCCAAGTTTCTTACCGAGCCCCTTCCTGTTCAGCTTATCCAGCACCGCACCTTCGCCCGCCCCGATGTCAAGAATCCTGTCGAAGCACTGGCTTTGAATGATCGCTTCGATGTGCCCGACCGACTGGTTTGAAGCTATATCCCGTTTTGCGGCTACTTTTCCATCGGCGTAATAGTCGTCATAGATGTCGATGATGCTGCCGGCATGCGCCATGGACAATCCTCCAAGGATAGCCCCCCGCCAACCTCATCCTGCCATTGCCTGCGAATGGCGTCCAGCTTCGACTACGCGACGCCTACCCAGACCTCAACGAGACCCTCAATGTCGCCTTCAGGAACCGGGATTTTGCGGCTGTGTGCCGGATCCTTCGGCTTTGCGACCATGATCATCGCGCCGACCACCAGCCATTCCTCGCCCTCCTCGAGCTCGGTGACGAGTTCGCCCTTGTGCTGAATAGGGAACGGCATTGGCTATCCCCGTTCCGCGACTTGTTCGATGAAGCGCAGCGCGTTGCCGTCATGGCCGGCATCGTTGAAATGCAGCCCCTCTTGGTAGTTCCCAGAGTTGATGTAATCGAAGCCATCGACCGGGATGGTCAGCACGTTCCGGGACCTGTAGATCTGTCGGATCGCGCCGAGAGCGGCATCATAGGTGCGGCCGCCGGTGTAGCTTGCATCCCATGCCGCCGAAGGCCGCGTCGGCGGCATGACAAGGATACGCGGTGCAGCGGCCGCTTCCAGCGTGTTGATGATTGTTGCGATGTTTGCCGATATCGTGGCCGGCGGCGTGCCAAAACTGTCATTGATGCCGAGCGCCAGGATGGGCACGATCTTGCCGCCGGCGTAGCCGCATTGAGCGGCGGCCGATGTAAGACGCTCGGTGTTGAATGACGAGAAGGTATAGCTGCCGTGTGCCGCGCGCAAGGTGCGCAGGCGCGGACGCGAGCCGGCCGCCTTAACGCCAAGCCGGATGAGCCCGGTGATCTCCACAGGCCCGCCGACAGCCGTAAGCGTGTAATTGCCGCTTGCCGCTTGCCCGGTGAGCGACGGCCCCGAATACTGATCAAGCGCCAGGGCGCCGGCACAGTTGACGGTTTTGTACGCCGCGGCGCCGTTGAAGGCGAAGGCAAGCGAGCCCTGGGCGGCGTCCTGGGTGTAGTGGACGTCGACCTGTTCACAGGCGCCGGTGAACGCCAAGGATGCGCCTGCGGCGAGGATGATGCTCTCGCCGATCGGCCCGCGCGACCCTGTCGACACGCTCCCGGCGACGGTGACGCCATAAAACGTCGGAAGGTAGGTAGAGCTTGGCCGCAACGCGGTCATGCCCGGTTCATCGTCCGCAATGCCGATATTGGCAAAACGGGTAACCAGGTTGAACCAGTGTTTCGGCCCGTCGCTGGCAAGCGCCCAATGGCCGATGCTATCGGCGATCAGACAGAGCACATCGTTGTTGGCGATGTGTTCGGCCATCTTCGCGCGAAACCCGTCAAAGAGGTTTTGCAAAGAAGGCTGGCGCGGAATGAAGAAGCGCTTGCCGCCGACCATCGGCTTGCCCGGCCCCCAGAGGCCGTCGCCTGATGCAGGAATGGCCGTCAAAGCGAAATTTCCAGGCGGCACATAGGGATTCGGATGAGTGCTCGCCGCCGACGCAAACAGCGCGGTCGCATCGACGACGCCGTTCGGATCGGCGCCACCCAGCAGGTTCATGCCGTCATTTCCGCCGCCCCCGGCCAAGGCCCGATCGGCATCGGCGAGCAGACCGGTTTTGATCGTAAAGCGGACCTCATACCGATGCTGGGCGGATGATGCTATGGTCGCGCCATTCGACAGCGCGCCTGACTTGATCCATGCAGGGATGCCTTGCGGGTTGACGCTGTTTTGAAACTTGTAGGCGCCACCGCTGATCGCCGGATATTTGCCGGCTGGGATTGGGATACCCAGCGGAATATGGGCGACCCCGTTGATCAGCGTCACCGCATATGTGCTTAGGACGTTGACCACCAACCCGCCGAGATAGTCCACTACATGAATGAGCGCAGCGCCGGCGCCAGCGCCAGCGCCAACGTCGACCGCTGTAATATAGCCGTCGGCCGGCGCTGGCGTCCGCATGATGACGCTGTAGCTGCCCGGAACGTCCGACCCGGTGTTGACCAGCGTCGGCCAGCCGATTTCCTGGCTAATGCCGACAGCGGAAACGAGACCGTTTGCCGTGGTATAGGCAGCACGCGCCTTGACGGCGACTTCGCCGGTGAAGGTCGCCTTCCACTGCGGGCCATTTACCGCGCCTATAGTCTTGGCCGCGTGCGAGGCCGGAACCGCGGCCGTGAACCACTCGAGTTCGCCGTTCGGAATTGGCCCGGCAGTGTAGTACCAGCTACCAGCGCCAGTGCGCTGGACGCCCATGACGCTGCCGGCAGGCTTCAGGATCGAAAGCCCTGAAACAACAGACGACGGGCCGGCTGGAAAGGATATCGTCTGCTCTGAAACCAGGCTAAGCGTCCCGTCGCCCTCGACGTGGGCAATGACGATGTGGGCTGTCCCCGGCACGGCGCCAAATCCGAGCTCCAAGGTTGCCAGATATTCGTCGACCGTCGACAGCGATCCGGGCCAGAAATAGATGCTGTCGTTCGTAATCACCGTGCCGCCGACGGAACCAGTGATCGGAACTGGCCCGACGACCCTTGAGCTGATCAGCGCAATCTCCGCCGGTGACGCCCGGACACCTGTATCGACGGCGATCGGGCCTGCCCCGACATTGTACAACCCCAACGAACCAGTCGAAGCTTCGGTCCAGAAATACTCGCCGACATCGACATTCCTGCCCAGCACCGCCGCGGCGGCGGCGCCGGCGAGCCCTGCCGAGGCTGCAAAACTGAACGTCGGCGCCACCGTGTAGGAGCCCGGCGCCGTGATCAGTATCTGCGTCAGCGCCCCGCCCGCCACTATGAAGCGGCCGGCGGCGCCCGAACCGGTCCCGCCAGTAAACGCCAGGTCGAACGTGCCATTGGCGCCGCCCGAGCCCGCCGTGATCGCACCGTTGCCGACGACGCCGAAGCCGATTGCCGCCGCAGTCGTCGGGAAAATGCCCTTGCCGTAGAGCGAAGCGTCGCGTGCGGCCTGAGCGCTGATGACGGCCGCCGCGGCCGCGACAGCATCGAAATTGGTGGCAGCCCGGTCGGCAGTGGTTTGGCCGGCATTCGCGGCGGAAGCGGCAGCGCTCGCGGATGCCTGGCCGGCGCTGGCGGCGGCAGCATCCTTCAGCGCCTGGGTTTCATCGCGCAGCGCTTCGACCTCTTCGACCACGTCCGCGATGTCGGGCGGAACGGATGCGGCGATGGTGATGGCATCGGCGCCGACGGCCGGCTCGTCGGCCGTGAACTCGAACACGCGGTCCGCATTGTCCGACCCGATCTGGGTGTGAACGGTCGTGCCCTTCTGCAGGGTGCGGGTAGTGCGGGCATCGGCGGCGCGGAACCATTCGCCTGCGCTCGCGGTGTAGATGCCGTTCTGCGTCGGGTCGGCCTGGTCCTTGACCAGCACGCGGTCGCCGATTTCGGCCGGCACGCCATCGATGGCCTGCAGGCCGTGCAGGAGGACGTCGGCCGTGGTTGCGAGGCGCACGGGTTCGCGTTCGCCGGTCAGGAGGCGAACGGCGGCAGTTGCAGGTCGGGACATGAGGGCTTGCTCCATAAAAAAAGCCCCGCATAAGCGAGGCTGGAAGGGGTTCGGTGCTGTCGGTGGGAGACTTAAGCTACGCGGCCGGACACCGCGCTATCCGGCGCAGCCGGTGTATTCACGGACGATTTTGCGGATAGTGAGCAGCGCGGTCCAGGGCTATAGCAGCCCGCCAATGAGCCTTCTTGTCCCGCCCATGGCCGCCAGCCCGCAGGCCATGCCGGCGCAGTCGGCGACCCAGTCGAGGATATCCATATCGCGCGCGATCAGCTGGGCGCCCTGAAGCAGCTCGATCGCCGCGCCGGTAAGAGCGAGGAGCACGACCAGCCTCGTCTTGTGTTCCGGCCAGCCGAGGCTTCCGAGCGCCGCCAGCACAGCGAACGCCGCGGCGTGGTTGAGCTTGTCATGGTGGAAGGTGAAGCCCATGTCCAACTCCTGCAGGAAGCGCACCGGCGAAAGCGCGAGCAGGAGAACACCGGCCAAGGTAAGCAGAAAAGCGATCCTTGCCATGGTCGGAAAAGTGTCTGTGCGCAACAGGTCAATCCTTCATCTGAAACAGGAGGCGATCCGGACCGCCAACTGACCGCCCGGCGGTTAGCAGGCCATAAGCCAGCATCGTGACCACAATCAGACCGCTGTCCCGATGGTGGCACGCTCTACCCGGACCGTCCGGCCACAAAACGGATACCGCATCACAGACTGCGGGGGTTGCATCCCTTCAGACCAGAGGCGAATACCGCCTCTAGCCAAGCTTCGAACGGGAGTCCCCAATGGCAGATCAGCGGAAACCCTGTTTTAGAGAAGGTCTCGGATATTGACAGGTGTTCCCGGCGGCAGGTCTTTCACCTTCGCGATAAGTTGGCCCATTATGTGCCAATAGACTTCCAGGTCCGACAGCTCCTGGTTTTTGATTTCGTCCTTGCCATCGAGAAACAATGGTATCTTGTAGCCGATGCATTGGTTGTAAGCCGGTTCGGCGCCACCGGCCTCGCGCCAATCCGCGTAAAGGTTGGCGGCCAACGCCGCGTCTTCATCCTCTATGACATCGACCTCGTGGAAGGTGCGGATGTTGGCCGGCACCTGGAGCACCTCCCCCGTGCCCGGCTCGAACATCACGACACCAGGTTCCCCTTGTTCCAGCCTTTGGCTATCGACTGCAAGCGCCGTCCCCAGCCAATCATAACCAAAGCAGGTGATCCGGCCGGTGAATTCCGGAAAACCCAGGCAGACACGTGCGTTCCAACGTGCCACGTCCTGCGCCCGGATTATCCTGTACAAACCGTGCTTGAACGAAGCGCCGCCGAAACTGGCCAGCAACTCGCTCAATCCAGGCACTTTCGTATCCAGGGAGAAATTGCCGGTGTCCGCCGGCATCCTACTATCCACCGGGAAGTTTTGGCGAAATTTCTCGAACATTGCGACCTCCAATCTACCAGCCGATCAATCTGACGGTGCCTAACCTACTCTTGCCGAACGTCGAACGGCTTGATGGTAGCGGAAGGGAGACCTCGTTCATCAAACACATCGAAGACTCGCTCCGATAAGACGAGGTTAAGGTTCTTGGCGATGCCGAAGTCATCGTGACCCGCTTTCCCGTTTACCTTCAGCCACACGAAAGATGGAAGCTCTACCTCGGGCTGAAGTTCGCGGAAATCTTCGGACGTTGTGACTTCAACAGGGGCGAATGTCGCTCCGGTGAAGCCGATTTCTGACAACGCGTGCGCGGCCTCTTCCGTCACGAGGAAACATGGAAAGCTTGTTATAAGAACATCACCGATCCATCCCTCCATCTGGTACACAAGCTTGCTCACGATAGGAGGGTGGACGCTGGTATCCATAACAGTGCCGTCACCCAATCCGCCGGCCACATCGGGCAGAATGTCAAAGTATCTCATCATTCACCTATTGGCGGATAGAACAAATGTCCATACTTCTTGTCGATTTCGGTAACATAGTCAAGGACGTTATGGCGGGTAGCATGAGAGTTATTCTTATAGAAATATTCTCACTCGTTCCGAATGACCTTCTGGTGCAAATTTATGTCGAACTCGTTCCGGATTCCACGAAGATTCTCGATTGAATGCAGCTCTTGCTCTGTAAAAAGCCCGAGATACCTTTTTAAAATCCCCTGCTCGACGCCATGATGCACTATATAGTTGCTTTTGTTGAGGCTAGGATTCGCGTCGAAAAAGGTTTTTCGATAGTCCTTGGATGGAGCCCAGCCAACCTTCGCCCCCGGCATGTTTAACTTTGGACGTATCCCTGGCAAGCATCGCAGCTAATAGCGCGGTTTCAACGCCACTGTCGGATATTTCGCCGGGTGGTGTCTTCCGGCGTGGCATTGGTGGCGAGACCGAGCGCGCAAGCGCTTGCTGGTGCCTAAGGGTTTCGGCATCGACCCCACGAACAAGCGCCTCGCCGCCTTCGACTAGGTCAGTCGGCCGCCTCGAAAATATTGAGAGTTTCTCTACCCAGGGCTTGGCAATCTTCGCCGCGGCGCGTTCCAGGGCCACGGCCGCCAACCTATCGCCAGGAATTGCGCCCGCGGCATTGAGCAGTGTTTCTTCGTAGTTGCCTTCCAGCGCTGCATTTCCAGCCTTCTCCAGTGCAAATGACGTCCCCAACGGCGTGAAGTCGGCCACCGAGATGCTGTCTTCGCCAAGCCCATCGGAGCCCACGAGTTTTTGTGCGAGACGACGCCACAGGCTCCCCCGCTCACTGTCGCCGGCTATCAATCTCCCGAGCCACTCTTGATTCGTCGGTAAGTAGTTGGTGAGTTCCGCGTTTGATACCGATCGTCCTGGCTCGACAGTGTTGGCTAAATCGAGCAGCATCATCGGGTCGACTACAGCTGCCCGGACCGACCTATCCGCGATGCTGTTATCTGTTTGGGACGCGCTGGTCTGAAACAGGTGGCTGAGCACCGCTTCGCGCGCGGCTTGATTCGGTAGCGCGGCGAACACATTGCGCAGCTCTGCGGTCTGGTCTTGCGGCTGGGCCTTGAGTCTGCCGACAATGTCCTCAGCGACAGAGTTGGGTAGCGGCTGGGCGGTCTCAAAACCCAACTGTTGCTGGGCGGCGATGGAGCCAATGATCGCCGCCCGATAGTCTCCCGGCTTCGACAGGTTGCTCCAGGCCGCATCAAGGTTCGCGAATGCCTCGCGGACATAGCCGCCCGGATCGGCCTGCCTGGCCTTGAACGTCAGGTCCGCGGCGGTGGCGATAGCGTCATGGCGCGCCTTGTGCACTTCCGGCGTTGAACTATCTGCGGTGGGGTCGGCGTCCTTGACCATGGCCCGCACGGCGTTATTCGACAGGTCGCGCATGCCGTGGAATTGACGATTAACCTCAACGGTCCTGTTGAACGCCTCGAAGCGCCTGGCGCCTTCGGTAGCGCCATAGAGAGCGACGAACTGTTCCGGCGTTGGGATCGGGCCGGAATAGGTTCCATTGTCCCTGATGTCGGCCGGCGCATTCTGCTCGGCCAGGATAATGTTTGTGCGTTTTTCGACTTGCCGCATCGCGTCGGCGGCTCGGGCCTGCTGGACCAACCCTGGCCGCTCTTCGGGGGCAATGTCGTCCCCAAAAGCCTGCGCCAACGTTTGGTCCGGCGTAAGCTTGCCTACGCGGTCACGGAGCGAAGCCGGTGCGGCAGTTCCATCCGCCGGAGGCCCACTCACAGCCTCGACGGTATCGTCCTTGGTCCTGCCGTCAGTCGCTCCCGACCCCCCACCCAGCATCTCCGCAGCACGCTTCGGGTCCTGGGCAATCATCGCCCGGACAAGCGCCTTGGCCGTGTTGGCGCGCCAGGCAGCCTCGGCCGCCTGCCTGGCGAGTGGGTTGCCCATCTTGCCGATCAGGTCGAGCCCGCTCTGCCTGATCGCCTCGAATGTTTTTGTGTCGTTCGGGTCGCTTTGCGCGATCGAGCCGGTGTAGATTTGCTCGACCTTGCTCCACTCGGCCTGCTCATAGTTCTGGCGCCGCGCGTGCTGCTGCGCGGCCATGCGGGCCGAGCCGGCGAGCCGCAACGCCTGCTTTTGCGCCAGGAAATTGGCGCGTTCGCCCTCCGGCACTTTCGCTACGGTGTCGTCGAAGATCTGGTCGAACAGGCCGGGCTTGACGACGCCGTCGCTGCGCGGACCGAGCTGGCCATACATGAAGTCGTGCAGGCCGCCGCCGTCGGCCGGCGCGGTCTGCACCGCCACGGCCTCGGCGTGCGCGATGCGTGCGTTCAGCTCGCGGCCGATAATGTCGGCGTCGAATGCATCCTGCTGCTGCTTCTGCTGCCGGAAGCGCTCGGCAATCGCCGACAGCTCGTCGCCAAAGCCTTGCATGGCGGCGCCCGCCGGCGAGCCGCTGGGATAGGAGGCCACAGTGCCGGTGTCGAGGCGGCGCTGGGCAAGCTGGAGCGGGATGGTGGCCATCAGTAGAGGCCTCCACCCGGCGCCGGCGGGAAGGCGCTTCTGCCGAACGTCACCGCCTTGGCCGGGTCGTGGAGGCCGGAGATGCCGGACACGAGATTGCTGCCGGCCTTGAAGATCGAGGCGCCGACCGCCTGCCTGCCGGAAAAGCGCGCGATCGCCGCCTGCGTGGCGAGACCGTTCTGGCGCAGCTGCGAGCCGTACTGGATCGCCTTGAGGTCGAGCTGGCCCTGCCTTGCATTGGCCGCCATCACCTCGGTCGGCGAACCAGAAATAGCGACGCCCGAAGCGCCGGCCTGGGCACGCGCCTGCGCCTGCAGCAGATCCTGCTTATGGCGCTCCTGGCCCTGCTCGAAGGCCGAGCTTTGGGCGTCGGCCCGCGCCTGCTGTTCATAGGCCTTGGCCTGGTACTCGGCCATTTGCTTCGACTGTTGGCCTTCCGCCAGCGCGCCGCCGACCGAAAGCGCCGTACCGATAAGAGCTAGTGTGCACATGGTCAGCCTCGTTCGCCGGCGGGAATGAATTTGCTTTTGATGCCGTCGACCGGCGCGCCGATCGCAGGCCGCCGGTCGAGCACGCCGCCGGGGCTGAGGAAGGACAAAAGCAGCCGGTCGGCCTGGATCGCCGGGCGGCTGAGACGCGATGGCGCGACGGCCCGCGGGCCGGCCATGGCAATGCGCCGGATGGTGGTCAGGTTGACTCTGACCCCGGCAGCGCCGTCGGACAGGCCGTTGGCGGCGGTGNCTGCTCGATCAGCCAGTGGACCGTGCGCCAGCGCTCGCCGAGCGCCTCGGCCTTTGTCCTGACCTCGTCGCCCGGCGCCGGCGTGGCGGCGACGGCTTCGGCGGGGGGGTCGTCCAGGGGGGCGTCGACGCGGCGCTCGTCCGCGTCCTCGATGGTTTTCTCGATCAGCGCGATTTCAGCGTTGCAGTCGTCCAATGCGGCACGCGCCGCCGTCAAATTGCCGGCGCCGAAGATCGCGTGAAACTTTTCCGTTTCCAGCTCGCCCTTGCGGGCGATCGCATTGTTGAGGTCGGTGTCGAGCAAGGCGCGGATGGCAGCGAAATCGGCAGCCGTCCGCGCCTTGCCGAGGTCTTCGGCATGGGTTGGGGTCACTGGTGGGTTCCTTGGTTGGGGAAGCGATGGAAGACGGAGCGGGTGATCTCCCCCCTCGAGGGGAGATGGCCGGTAGGCCAGAGGGGGTCGTCTCGCGTGGAGCGCCGGCGTTCTTCCCCCGCGATGGAGGCGATAGGAGGCCGCGTCAGGACGAACCGACCCCCTCTGTCGCCTTCGGCGACATCTCCCCCTCGAGGGGGGAGATCAGCAGTTCCTAAGGCTCGGCGTCGAACACTGGTGTCATCGCCCTGATCGTGCAGGGCGTTGGATTGACGTGGCGGATCTTCACCCGCCCCTGCCCTTCCCAGCTATCGTCGATCGGCACCTCGACATTGCCGGTGAACAATTTCGCCATGCCGTCGGGTGCAACCACGGACGGGATGCGAACCTGCTCCCAGCGGCCGCGGATGAACGACTGGACCTGAAGCCCGGTTGTGTCGGTTTCCAGCAGCGAAAGAATGAGCTTGGCCACCTTCTTGCGCCGCCCGACGATCGATCCGTCGCGGCCGCCGACATCGAGCTCCAGCGTGTTGGCTTCGGACTGGTAGCCGAGCCCGACCTGCCATTTGGCTGCCGTAGCCCCACCGGGCAGCGAGACCGCGCCAGCGGCCACGGCAAGGCCCTTGTAGACTTTGCCATCGGCCAGGACGTCGGCTGTTTCGCCGTTGAGATGATCAAGCCCTGAGACCGTGCCCACAGCGACGCCACCATAGGTCAGGCCGCAGTCGACTTCGAATGCATCGCCGATCCCGCCATACTCGAACGGCGCGGTCTTTATTTCGATATAGCGCCTGGTCACGCCGCCGATCGTGCGCTTGACTATCAGCCAGAGATCGTCGTTGCCGTCCTGGCCGGGCGTCACCACGGCGCTTTCGACAACGGCCCAGTTCGATCCTGCGAAGCTTCCGGCGATCTGGTGGATATGCATGCCGCGAACGTCTTGCGACGGCTGGTGCGTGTGGCCGCCGAGTTCGCCATTTCCGAGCGGGAACCACAGCAGCGGGTCGGGGTCGGTCTGGAAGGCGAGTTCAACGACGCCNGGGAACCACAGCAGCGGGTCGGGGTCGGTCTGGAGGCGAGTTCAACGACGCCTTTCTTCGGAATGTGCTCCGATATTTGACCGACATCGTCGGAGGTGAAGCGGCCGGTGGCGTTTTGCGTCAGCTCGGCGATCGATTTGCGGGAGCGGGTGACATAGAGGAACGACTGCCCCGCATCGACGGGACGCAGCGGGGCACAACCGAAAGTCCGCGACCGGCGGTTCTTGAACGAGGACGGCGTCAGCGCCTCGTCGATCCCGGAACCCGACAGCGCCCTCACCCCGCCAAGCGTTCCGATGATCAGCGCGCCGTCCGATTCCGCCACCCACGTAATGTCGTTGGCCTGACCGCCACCTGCCTGCACGAATTCCAGCGCGTCGGTGTCTTTCTCACCGGTGGCGAAGTTGTCGAAATCGCCGGTTTGCGAGGCATAGACCGAGAATTTTCGGCTGAACGCCAGGCGCTCCTCGTAAAGCGAACCGCTCTGCACATACTTGCCGGGCACGAACGTGCCGAGACGCCAGCGAATGATCGGGCTGAGATCGGGCAGAGCATGCCCGTACAACTGGACCGTGACCACCATGGTGCTGGTCCGGGCAACGATCTTGGCCCAGCGCCAGAAGCCATCCGCGCCAAGCAGACGAACGGCACGGCCGACATCGCTGGTCTGGAAGCCGATGCCGTCGTTGATGCCGACGATCGAGGAGGCCAAAAGATCGAACGGCGTTTGCGACGGCGCGTATTCGTGCAGGGCCAGTTCGGCGATAGCGGTTCCGTCGCTGCCGCCACCTGAAAACAGCAGCTGATAATATTCGTAGGCAACCGTGTTGTTGAAGCCGTCGAAGAAACGGGTTTCCGACTTGGACCAGCCCGTCTCTCCGTCGCGGCTGTCCAGCGTCGTCCAGTCGGTGCCGTTGTGCGAGGCCTGGAATTGCCACTGGCTTGGCGATGCAGTGTCTGAGTGATCATTCGTCGCGGTAATCCAGTAGGCGTCGACTGTCTTGGCCCCGCCGCCGAACTGGTAGCGCAGATACCCGCTCGGAAAGCCCGCTATGTTCTCCCCCTTCTGCTTGTCGCCATCGAACACCTGCCACACGTCGGATGAGCCGTTGCTGTTGCTGACCGTGCCGCTTGGCAGCGTATTCGCGACCATGATCGGCATGGCGTTGCCGGTTGCGGCCGGCGTTAGCGTCGTGGCCGTGATGTTGATCTTGTCGTAAGGGCCGTCGAGAAAGACGAAATCGGCCAGCGTCCAGGTCGTGTGCGCGGTGCGCGTCAGCACTTTGACCGGATGATCCTTATGGGTGATCCACATCTGGTCTGCCGACTGGACGAATTGCAGGTCGAAGAGATCGGCCTCGGGATAAGGCGAAACGACTTCGACCGTGCCGACGCGCGCGCCATAGGCATAGACGCGGATGGAGAGATCGCCGAATTCGAGCGCATAGGCCTGATCGGCCGAGAAGATGAACGGGATCAGCCGTGTCGCCTTTGACGGAGCCTTCACCTGCGCGCAAAAATACGTGCCGCCGCGTTTCCTGATGCCGCCATGCGGCAGCGTGACGAAGTTCGTGCATTTCGACAGCGCCGCCCGGTAAAGGTCGAGCGAGGCGCGAGCATGCAAGCGGGGAGAAATCTCGCCGCGGATGAAAGCGTCCTGGATCGGATAGAGCGTGGTCATCGGCCGACGAACCGGCTGTCGCCGCGCTGGAAAGCCCAGGACGTCGTGGAAAATCTGCCGCCGCGCTGAATGGCATTGGCTGAATAGGCGGCGTCCAGCGCCCTGTCATAGGCGCTACGGGCGACGTCGATCATGCTGGCCTTGTGGGTCAAGGGATGGGCGATCTTGATGGCGAGCGCCGCCACCAGCACTTCGCTGAACAGCGCGTCCCAGTCGTTGGGGTCGGTCAGATTGGCGACATAGCGGATGACGCGCGGTCCGGCCTGATCCGAATAGATCAGCCCGGCCTCCTGCCGCCATGAGAGCGGAACGCCGTCCGGCTCGCCGCTATGGGTCAGCGGCAAGGGCCGCAGGCAATCGGCGGGAAGCTCATAGGCGAAGTTCAGCGTGCCGGCGCCACTGCCGGTGTCGAAGCCGGCGACCGAGGCCGCCAGGATGGCGAAGACAAAGGCGTGCTTGGTCAATTCGGCCTCGCGGGTCAGGTCGAAATGCAGATTGAGCAGGCGTGCCGCCTTGGCATCCTGGTCGAGGCTTTCGATCGGCGCCTCGTCGAGCACGGCGAGCGCCATGTTGGCGATGTCGAGCGGGGTGATGGCCATGGCTCAGGCCTCCGGCTGTGTGGTTGGTCGGGGAAAACGGGGCATGGTGCCTCCACGGCAAAAAGCCGCTTCAAGGCGGCTGGGATTTCTTGTGATTTTGGCTTGGGCGGAACGTTGCACGTCTCGTGCATGGAGCGTCACGACGCCAACCGCCCGTCAGGACACGGGTGGCAGGCGCTGCGTGATCCGCCTCTTTTCCGTTCGAAGTAAGGAAGCAATGCTTCGGCTATTGCGGTTCACGACACCGCCGCGCAACGCGGCGATGTCTTGCATGAATTGTGTCAGCCGACGTGTGCGCCGGTCGAGATCCCTGTTTCAGCTGACTTGGCAAAGACGCTTGCTTTCACCCTTCCGGCACCTCCCGCCAAAGCCAAGCCCCTGTCCAGGGCGTCCTGAAGACTTGGCGTGTAGTAGGCGGTGTCTTCCAGGCCGCTGAAGAAGTTTATGCGATGAACTTCCCCCTTCTTGCTCATGACAATGCCCGCTTTTCGGAGCACTTCCTGAACTGTTTTGTACTTCATGTTCATGGTGACCTCCCTTACCAAGACAAGGCAGCATCGCCCTTTCTTGTAACTGTTTGGTGCCGTCGATTGGCCAAAGGGCAACACGAATAATGTGGTGAACGCCAAAATTCACATCACTCTGGCGCAGCGCAGCGGGTGAACTTGGGGTTCGCCACATCGGCCGACCTACCGTCCAGAAGGGGCGGGAGTTCTTCACTCCTGCCCCCTTCCAGCCCGATCAGGCCTCCGTCGTCTTCAGCGCGATGAACGTCATGTGCTTGACGCTCGACGCCGTGCGGTCCCAGTTTGCCGCCAGTGCCAGCTCGGCATCGGTGGCGAATTCTCCGGCCGAGGACGCGTCGAGGAAGCGGGTGCCCGGCACATGCGGCACGAAATGCCGGCGGCCGACCATTTCGGTGACGCCACCGCCATGGCCCTGCCGCGGCTTGCGGTCGAACTCGAGCGGCCCGCCTTCGGTGTTGACCGGCAGCTCGTTCCACAGGATCGCCTTGTCCTTGAACATGAACGCCGTGTAGACGCCGCCGGCAACCGGAATGTCGTCGTCGACGACGGCCCTGAGCCCCATGTAATAGGGGATCAGCGGTCCGCCCTGCTCGGACGACGGCACATAGTCGATGAGGTCGGCGAGCTTCAGCGCCTTCATCTGCTTGGAATGCATCCAGATCGTCTTGAATTTGTCGGCGCGGTCGCCCATCAGATAGGCGGCCTCGATGATGTCGGTGTCTACGATGGAGGCGCCGGTGACGCGCACCAGGTCACCGGCGTCATTGGCGATGTTGTCGGCCAGCACGCCTTTCAGTATGCCCAGCAGCGTCAGCTTGTTGGCGCGCTGCCAGTAGTCGGTCTGGCGGCGCACGATAAGCTTCTGCGGATCGTCGCCGGCAAGGATCGAGGTCAGATCCGGGATGCCCCAGGCCTGCGCACGCACATTGCGGGCCGCGACTTCGCGGCGCGCGCCGATCTTCTTCATCTCGATCGAGTCGGCCGGGTCGTCGTTGACCGGCTCGGACGGATCATTGCCGAGGTCCTTCCAGCCGGGCATGTCGACGGAACGTCCGCCCAGGCTGAGCTTCGAGGCGATCGACGGGTCGGAAAACAGGATCCCGGCCTGGTAAATCTCCAGCGACTGGACGTGCTCCTCGAACGAGTATTGCGCATAGACGGAGGGAACGATCGCGTCCGCGATACGGGTATAGGCATCTGCCATTTTTGTCTTCCTTCAGGTTTGGGTTAAAGAGGATTGTTGGGCATCCACAGGTCGGGATTTTCGCCGGCCTCGCGTGCCAGCCGCCGGGCACGGGCCGGGTCGCCTTTGACGAGCGCCGAGATGCCAGTCAGGTTGCGCTCGCCGGCGGCATTGCGCTTGAAGGGATTGCCTCCGCTCAAGGCAGCATTGCCGTCGATCGTGTCTTCGCGGAACATCGCCTCGCCGATGGCGTGGAACGCCTTGGCGATCTGCGGGTCGGTCAAGGCACCGTCCGGCAGAAGGATGCCCTTCGCCTTGTAGGCATTGACCAGTCCGAGCTTCTTCATCGCCCGGTTGGCGACCTCGAGCTTCTGGCGAAAGCCATCGCTGCCGGTCGGCCCCCAATCCCTGACGAGATCGTCGTGCGTCGTCTCGACCGAACGGGCAAGGGCGATCTGCTGTGCCTTGGCCTGCTCGGCCATGTAGCCGACGAAGCGGTCGTGATAGGCCTGTGCGACCTTCGGGGTAGCACCTGCCTCGACCGCCCAGGCCTTGGACGCATTGGCGAGTTCGTCCGAATAGGCGAAGTTTTCGGGGAGCCCGTCGGGGCGCCGGTACTCGACCTTCTCGGGTGAGGTCAGCGGACGCATCGCCTCGGGCAGCCGGGCATGGAACCTGTCCCAGTCTTCCGCGGCTGCATCGGCTGCCGGAACGCGCAGGCTCTCGCCCTGCTGCCGCTCCAGCTCCGCATAGGAGTTGAAAACCCGATCGAGGCTGTCAGGCTTGGTCCAGCCCTTGGTTTCAGCAAGCTTGCGGTTGCCTTCGGAGAGACCGTCAAACCAGCTTGTGGCCGCAGGCGGGGCGGACCCGTTGTCCCCGTTGGCCGGTGGCCGTGCAAGGTTGCCCGCCGGTGGCGCCGCCACCACGGACCCGGCGTCTGCCAGATCTGTCATGAGAAGATTCCTTTTGTTGAGAATTAAAGGCCGGTGATGAGAGCGCTGGCGGCGAAGCTTGGTATCTCCCCCCTCGAGGGGGAGATGGCCGGCAGGCCAGAGGGGGTAGCCGCGCGTGGAGCGCCGACCTCATCTGTCGCCGGGCGTCGCGCCCGGTCGAACCGACCCCCTCTGTCGCCTTCGGCAACATCTCCCCCTCAAGGGGGGAGATTAGCGCCTACGCATTATCGCCCCAGTTCTCCCAGAGCAGCGTGATGATGCCCGACACCGCCAGCGTGCCATCGGCGTCGATATCGGTGCCGGTGGCAAACGCCAGGTTGAGATAGAGGTCGACCGGCGTCACGGTGCCGTCGAGCGTCAAGGCTGCGGCAACATCGGCAATCGATGCGCTCGACGGCGCGGCACCCGCGCCATCCAGCGTACGGCCAGTGGCGCCCACCACATTGACCATGGTGCCTGCCAGTACAGCGCTCGATGCTGCCGCCGAGCCGAGCGACCAGGTCAGCGCGGCATTGTCGTTGATGGTCGAGGCGCGTGGCGTCAGCACGGCGAACTGCAGTCTTGCCGTGCCGCCTTTGATCCGCACCTTGCCATCGAGAAAGTCGAAGAGCTTCTGGCTGGCAAAGCCCTGCGCATCGGTGACCGGCACCGGCATGGCATTGAACGAAAAGACGGTGCGGTAGGCGCCGCCCTGTCCGGTCGTCCTGGCGGTAAGCCCCGCCTTGGGCGGGGCAAGGCCGGCTTCTCTGGCGGCGGCACGCGAAAGCGTCCGGGCAAGACCTCGGGTCATTTGGTATCTCCGTTTGAGGATTTGAGGAAGAGTTGGCCGCTGCGTAGAAAAAGCAGATCGGGCGACATGGGGCCGTCAAAGATTAGTCTCGTTTGGGCATCGTCTTGCCGAGCCGTCGTCTCAGGCCGTCAGACAAAAACAACCATGTCTTATTTCGTGAGGCACGGTGCCTATGTTCCGCCGCAAATGCGACCGTACTTGGCAAAATCAGCCTGCGAATTAGTTCATAGACTTCAAGGGAGTATCAGACGATGACCATGTCCAGAGCCATTGCCGCCATGTTCGTAACCGCCGCGCTGGCAGGCTGCGCGCAGACCGAAGCACAGCAGAGAACCAGCACCGGTGCGCTGCTCGGCGCCGGCGCCGGCGCGCTTGCCGGCCAGGCGATCGGCGGCAACACCAAGAGCACGGTCATCGGTGCCGGAGCCGGCGCCTTGCTGGGCGCCGTCGTCGGCAACGCCACCACGCCCCAGCCGCGCAGCGAACAGCTTTGCCGCTATCAGGACCGCAACAGCGGCCGCATCTACACCGCCCCCTGCGACGACCGGTACTACAACGGCGATTATTGAGTGTAGAATGCGGTTGGCGCGGTGGAGCCAGCTTCAGCGGCTAGTGCATGTCGCCCAAAAGTTTGCAGCGGTTCTGGGACAACGACATGGATGAACAAAGACCTAAAGGCGCGTCGATACGCGACGCCCTTTAAGGGACGATCTGTCAGGCCAAGCCGGGTGTACGGCAGGGCAGAATTAGGGGCATCATCACCTCAATTCGCAATTCCAATCAGAAGAACGTTCAACCCACGAAATTTTCGTCCACGAACATCTCCGCAAATTTCTGCGGTGTGAGAGTTACATCATTGTCGCGGGCGATTTTGAGGTTCCTTGCCCACATATCCCGGATTGCTGCCGGCATCCCCTCAGGCATGTGCATAGACTGGGCTATTGCGTCATGCCATTGTCCATCGCCGCCATAGATAGATTGCAGTTTGGGGCCCATCTTTTTCAAGCCATCCTCCGACTCCTGAGAAAGTTCTCCGATGGCCCAGAGCACATAAAGCTCCAGTAGCCTAAGCAGCGGCTGTCCATCATAACGTGGGTCAGTCGACATATTACCTCTCATGCATCATAGGTGGCGTAATAAATGAGTCTTTCACAGATCGCGGAAAGGCTGGGCCTTTCTTTCAGCGACGCAACCCAGGCCTCGATAACCTCGATCGCAATGTGGATTTCGAGAAAGTATGTCAGGCCCTCTTTGGCTGCCTCCGCTGGCACCAATGCCCCTTCCGGCCCAGTTGCAACCATTGCGTCTGAATCTTCGGTCCAAGGCTCCGACACATAAATCGTGTCCTCCTCGTCAAATTCCGGCAACCGTCCAACGATATCCAGCAACTTTATTGTTTTCCCCACAAAGAAAATCCTCCTCGGCGATCCGGGTGTAATGTCTCCTGGAAGGTACTCCCACCATCATGTTGGGATCTAGGGACAAGTTGCATCACACCGGGTTCTGCGGCGTGGTGCCAGCTAAAGTCAGGAGGCGCGGTCCGGGGAGCGAGCCCTGTCTGCGTTCGCTGAAGATTGACCCCCTGATTCCGCAAATCCTGAGCGAAAGCCGTTTCTCCTTCCATCGTTTGCAATAAGGATTCGTTGGCAGCTTGGTAATGTACCTCGCGCGAGAAGCCCGGATACAAGGTCGGGCTCAACCTCATTTCAAAGATCACACTATAGAACTGGCCTGTCGGCGCCCGAATTGCTCCGGTACCCGCATCTTCTGCGGCAAGTTCGGACACGCGCTTGTTGGCAACGAGGCCTTCGGCGCGCTTCGCGGCTCCCGAACCGACCGCTTCGATTGCGCGCGTTATCCCTTTCTCGGTAACAGCAGCTCGACCAACCCCGGGCCATGGTATCGACCAGCCCAATGCGTCAGATCCCTGATGCATCATCAGATTTTCATCGCGGTTCGACGGCTCGTAGTAAGCACCCGTGAAATCAGGCGGGCTGAGTGTTGCCTGGGTATTGCCGTCGGCGGCCAGAGTAACCAGTTTGGCCGCAAGTTCAGCTGCGCCGATCCCCGCATTGGCGGCCGCCTTGCCAAGACCTTTGGCCTGCGATGCCAACACTGCGCGCGTCGACATAGGCTTGTAGCCGGCCTCAACCGGCATAATCCAGGCCAGATCGGCATCCGCCAGTTGCCGGGCCACGCCTGCTCGAGCGGCAGGGCCGGACGTTCCGGCAAGCAGCGTGCTTACTTTCGCGTTTATGTCCTGCTGGTACATGCTCGCGCTGTCATAATTATCGGAGAGATCACGGATAATGGACAGCGGCACGGGCTGAGGGTCCTCAATACCCAATTGTTCCTGCGCGGCGACAGACATGGCTATCGCTTTGTCATAGGCGTCCTTGTCATAGCCGTTCGGGTCCTCGAGTCTGCCACCGGTCACCGCTTTCCATGCGGCAGCGATATTGGGAAACACTTCGCTGACGTAGCCCCCGCCATCGGTTCGTCTGTGATTCATGACCAGCCCTACCGCCGCGGCGGTCGTCTCACGGCGCGCCTGGTCTTCCTGCGAACCGTTCGGCCCGGAATCGGCATCGTGAAGGGCGGCATGGATCGCTTGGTTCGGCATGGTGCGCATGCCGAAAACCTGCCTACCGACATCGGCTCGCCAGTCGAAATCCCGGAAGCGTTTGTCGCCCTTGTCGAGCCCATAGGCGATCCTGAAGGCGTCCCGGCCAGGCATCTTGCCGGAATAAGCGCCAGTCCGTGCGATGGCGTCCGGCGCGTTCTGCTCGGCGAGACCGATGTTGGTGCGAAGCTCAACCTGCTGAGCAGTGTTGGCCGCCTGCGCCTGTCGGATCAGCGCTGCCTGTTCCTGTTGCGGAAGGTCGTCCCTGAACGCCTGCGCCACCCTTTCATCAGGCGTCCGCTTGCCGACGCGGTCACCCTTCGCTGCCGCCGCATTGGGCGCACCAAAGGCGCTGGAGCCACCCACGGCCGCGGCGGTGTCGTCCTTGGTTCGGCTTCCAGCCTGCGCAGCACCCAGCATCTCGGCAGCCTGCTTCGGATCCTGGGCGATCATCGCTTGAACCAGCGCCTTGGCCGTATTGCTGCGCCAGGCGACTTCCGCCGCTTGTCGGGCAAGCGGGTTGCGAAGTTTGGCGATCAGGTCAAAGCCGTTCTGCCGGATCGCGTCGAACTTCTCGGTGTCCTTCGGGTTGCTTTGCGCGATGGCACTGGTTGAGATGTTATCGACCTTGGTCCACTCGGCCTGCTCATATTCGTCGCGCCGCTGAAGCTGCCTCGCAGCCATCCGTAGTGAGCCGGCCTCGCGCATGGCCTCCTTCTGCCTGGCGAAAGCGGTGCGCTGACTCTCGGGTATTTTCGGCAAGGCGTCGTCGAACAGCGTGTCGAACAGGCCAGGCTTGGTGACGAGCCCGGTGCGCGGATCGACCTGGCCGTACATCGTGTCATGCAGGCCTCCGCCATCGGCCGGCGCATTCGCCACCACCTCGTCTTCCGCCTGCGCGATCTGGCCGTTGAACCGACGCCGCGCGAGTTCAGCGTCGAACGCTTCCTGCTGCTGCTTCTGCTGCTGGTAGCGCTCTGCGACGGCAGAGAGCTCGTCGCCAAAACCCTGCATCGCCCTGCCGATCGGCGACCCTTCGGGATAGGAGAGCACATTGCCGGTATCGAGCCGGCGCTGAGCAAGCTGGAGAGGTATAGTCGCCATTTAATATTCCTTGCCCAAGGAGCCCGCAGACTCGAACTGCCGAAGATCACCGCGCGGTCGGGCGCCGCACCGGCGATCCGGCCGGGTCCTGCCGCCTTCGTCGGGTCATGAATTTTGGAGAGGTCGCCAATGAGGAATTGGCCGGCATTAATGATGCTCAAAGCCGACGGGCGTGGGCTAAACGGGGCTTGGCCGCGGCAACCTATGGTGATCCTGCTGTGAACTGGCCGAGGTCGCCGGAATGATCGGCCGGAGCGGGCCGTGACCCCTGCAAGGCCGGCGCTCCTAAGCCCCTACGCCTCCAGCCTCGCCGCCTTCTCCAGCGCAGCCAACTGCGCCTCGTCCAGCGTCAAAAACCCCATAATGTGCTGCACCACCTCGGCGCGGGCATTGCTGAGCGCGCTGTGCAGCTCGAAGCCGTTCGGCGTCTTGGTCTTGGCCAGCCACTCGCCATAGGACGGGCGGCGGTAATAGCCGGTTGCGGCCGCCAGGTCGGCCAGCACCATCTCGCCGTCCTGGCCCGAGAACACCCTGAGATAGGCCTTGGCCAGGGCATCCCGCGCCTTGGCCGGGCCGCCGGCCTGGCTGGAATGGGCGAAGCGTTTGCCGCTCATGCGCCCTGCCCGCCCGAAGCATCTTGCGCAGCCTGCGGCATCAGTCCGCCGAGCCCGTCGAGCAGGCCGCTGTCGCGCGCCTGCACTGCCGCCGGCACGGCATCCCTGGCGACCTTGCCGGCGGCCGCAACCGCCGCCATGCCGGCCTGTTCAGCTTGAGCCTTGGCGCGGGCATCGCGAATGCCCGCCACCTCGTCCTGGCGGCGAAAGATGCGCTGCGGACTGCGGCCGGCGCCCTGCACGATCTTCAGCGCCGCGTCGCCGTCGATATTGTCCATCACGCCGGGATCGAACTGCGCCATCTGCATGGCGGTGGTGACAACCTGGATGGTGTCGCGCGCCTCGGCCGAACGGCGCAGCACGTCGAGCGGGCCGGTGAAGGTCGGCCGCAGCGCCTTGCCGGCAAGGCTCGCCGGCGGCAGGAAGCGGCTATCTTCCTCGTAAAGTCCCTTGTCCTCGAGAATGCCCAGCTCGCGGTCGAGATTGCTGGCAAAGCCGGCCTGGATGATCGAGCCGGACGGCCCGAGCAGCGCGCCCTTCTCCTCCTGCCGGATCAAGGCTTCGGTCGCCGTCATCTGCGGGTTCTGCACCAGCGTCTGGAACAGATTGACGAACATCATGTCGCGGATCTCCTCGGCCCGGCTGTCGGCATAATTGAAGGCATAGGTCGGGTTCTGGCCGGTGGCGATCGGCGCGATCAGCGGCCGGCCGGCATCGTCGATGAGGCCGGGATAGTTCTCGCCGGGATTGAGCACCGGCACATAGTCGAGCCTTGCCTTGGAGGCGGTCGCCGGATCGGTGATCTGCTGCAGCGCGCGCAGGCCGGAGCGCCGCACGGCGTTCTCCTCGCGCACCGTCGTCAGTGCCTCGATGGTCGGCGAGATGCCGTAGGGATCGCCCTCGTAGCGGCGCCAGTTGAAGCACGATACCGGGAACGAGCGAAAACCGCTTTCCCTGACGATCGCCTCCTCGTCCTCGATGACATGGTAGGAGGCGAAGGCCGTGTCGAGATACTGGTAGGAGCCGCTCAGACTGTACATCTTGCGCTCGTCGCGCGGCTGGATGCACTGGATCAGCGAGATTTTCGTCTCGCATTTGGCGGGGTCGTCGACCAGAATCTTGATCCGCGCCGGCAGTCTGTCGTAGCCGAGCAATTGCGCCGCCTGCCGCGCCGTGCGCTCGTAGCGGCGGTGAAAGATATCGACCTGGCCCCAGCGGTTGCGCGAGAGATAGCCCTCGACTACAGGGATCGAGGCATAGCGGATCAGCGTGTCGCCAAAACCTTCCTCGGCATAGAGATAGGCCGGGCCATAGCGCACGACATTGCGCAGGCAGGCCTGCGTTGCCGGCACGAAGTTCGAATTGGCGGAGTAGCGCAGCGAGAACAGGAAGTCGCGCAGCGCTTCCGCCCATTCCTTCTCCTCGTCGGTCTCATCGTCGTTGATGGCCGCGGTCGACAGCCCATGCCATTTCTCCGACTGCGGGATGATCAGGCTCTCCAGCCCCGCGGCCAGCCGGTTGGCGGCCGAGTTGATGGTGTTGGCGTAGACACGCGCACCGCGCCGCTCCTGCCGCTCAGCCTGCGAATCGACGCCGGCCTGGCGGCGGCCACTCCACATATCGGGCGCGTCGGGATCGCAGAATTCGGACACCGCCTCCCAGACATGCTCATACTGGCTGCGCTCGCTCTCCAGTTCAGCCTGTCGCGCCAGGATATCGCGGGCACGGGAATCGCTCATGGTCAGCCTCGCTTGATGAACTCAATGGGGAAAAGAAAGAAATGGCGGGACGCCGAGGCTGCCGATCTCCCCCCTCGAGGGGGAGATGTCCGGTAGGACAGAGGGGGTCGTCTCGCGTGGATCGGCGACCCCCTCTGTCGCCTTCGGCGACATCTCCCCTCAAGGGGGAGATTGGAAGCGCCTTATTCNGCGACCCCCTCTGTCGCCTTCGGCGACATCTCCCCTCAAGGGGGAGATTGGAAGCGCCTTATTCCGCCGGCGTCGTCTCCAGCGCCGGGCTCCGCCCAAAGCGCTGCACCACGAAACGGCCCATCTTCTGGCCGGGTACTTCGATCAGCATGTAGGTGATCCAGGACAGCAGGCACACCACTGGCAAGACGACGACAGTGACGATCGCGAAGCGCAGCGGCGCCGACAGCTCGTGGCCGAACTGGGTGATGACCAGAGCCGCAACCGGCTGGAGAACCAGCAGATGGATCAGATAGATGCTGAAGGAAAGCTCACCCATCAAATGAAAGAACCTGTTGGCGAGCGTCATGGCGATGTTTCTGGCCACGATACCCGCCATTCCCGGCAGCATGCGGTAGAGAACCAAGGCAAAGAACCCCAGGACGAGCGCTTCGCGCATCAACAGCTTGCTCAGCCCATAGCCGCCGCCGAACGGCAGCGCCGCCAGCAGCATGGCCAATGCCAGATGCACGAAGGGCCGCTTTTGCCTTTGATGGACGACGCCCGCCAGCAGCATCCCGCACAGGAAAATCTGCATCTTCAGCGGCAGGAACGACGGCATCGGAAAATGCACCGACAACTGTCCCATCAAGAACACCATCGCGCTGCCGGTCGCCGCGACCAGGATGGCCGCCCATATCCAGTCAAGCCTGCGAACCAGCAGCATGATGGCCGGGAACAGTGCGTAGAACTGCATCTCCAGCCCCAGGCTCCAGTCGGGCAGCGGCGTGCGATAGGCGAAATTCGGCACCAGGCCGAACAGGAACAGCAGATGGGCGCAGATATTCTTCAGCCCGCTGTCGAGATAACGCTCGGGCGCCTGCGGCGACCGCAGCAGGAACTCGTCGATGATCATTCTCGACCCGTAGAGATAAGGGCCAAGCGCCAGGGCAGCGAACAGCATGACGTAGAACAGCGGCGCTATCCTGAAATAGCGGCGGGTCCAGAATTTCAGCCAGGTTTCCGGCCTTTGCCAGGGCTCCTTGTCCTGGCGCAGCTGGTAGTGGAACACCATCAGGAAGCCGGACAGCATGATGAACAGATCGACGCCGAGGTCCGGTTCGCCAAGAATAGGAATCTGCCAGCCGGTCAACAACAAGCAGTGCCCGATGAGCACCCAGATCGCGGCAAGCGCCCGAAGCCCGTCCAGGCACTCGATGCGCGATGACCGGGCTTCTGTCATGCCGAACTCCTCGATTGCCATGTTGCAATGCAGCATGGCGGCTGAGGGAGGAATGTCAACCGTGCGGAAGGAACACGATTTGCGCTGTGCTGTTACGGAAAAGGCGGAAGCTGCCTTGACCTTCTCCACTTGTGGGAGAAGGTGGCCGAGCGAAGCTCGGTCGGATGAGGGGTGTTGGACCGATCGCTATTTTGCAGAGGTAAGCTCTTCAAATCGCTGAAGGTTTTTTCGCCTCATTCCTTCCAGCACCCCTCATCCGGCTCGGCGCTGCCGCACCGATCCACCTTCTCCCACAAGGGGAGAAGGAAGAGCCCTCATCCCGCCTCTCTTCTTCACCAACCGCGCGTGCCGGCGCCAGTACCACCACGCCAGCACCCGGTTGCGGAACACTCGTCTCATCGCGCCCATGTCAAACCCCCAGCAGCACGCGGCGCTGGCCGGTCAGATCGCCGGGCGACAAATCGGTCTTCACGGTTCCGGCGGTGCCGTCATTGGCCGCAAGCTGGGCCCGCAACGCTGCTTCGCGCGCCTGCACGTCCTTGTCGGCAATGGTCGGTGTCGGCGGCAACGGCTTCAGCGCCGGTGGCTTTTGAAAAAGGCACATGGTTTTCTCCAAAGTGAGAGGCTCTTGTCCAGTCGTAGAGCAGAAAATCCTCGCCGTTCCGGCCATAGCCCGGCAGGCGGCAGCGTTGCGTCGCGCCAAGCCGGGCAAGCCAGCGCAGCGCCAATTCATTGGCGGCCAGCGCTCGCGCCTCGACCCGCCACGCGCCGCGCGCGGCAACTTCAGGCCCGAGCACGGCATGAAAGAATTCCGTAATCCCAGGCACGCAGCGCCTCATGCGGCGCGTGCCCCAGCTCCAGGCGATCCATAAGCCGCCGCGCTGTTCGGCAGCGCCGAAGCCGGCCTCCGGATTGCCGTCGAGCTCGGCGACATAGGCAAACCCCTGCAGCGCCGTCAACGCCAGCAGCGCCGGCGACCAGTCATCGAACTGGCAATCGATCTCGGCCCGGTCTTCGGGCCGGAGGTTGGCGGCGATGTAGGAGAGATCGCGCAAAGTGGCAGGGATGATGCGGACGGTCATGTTGGGTCATTTTCCGGCACGCTGCGAAGCGGAGAGCCCTAGGGAAACGAGGCCGCCAAGCTAGATTGACTCTCTTTGCCGTCTGGATTTCCTTGGCCTGTGACTTGTGGATGTACCTATGGGACAAGCGCATGACTTGTCGTAACTGTGCGCCGATCAAGGAGACCCGTACGATCTTTAGCACCGGTCGTCTCGCGGCGGCGATCACGATGGCCAAAGAGGCCATACGCGACGGTATTCTGCAGGAAGTACCGGGTGGTCCTATGTCGAGTGTCATCCCGTTTTCGGATCTCAACCCGGATGGACCATGGGACGATCTGCTTCGTTACCGCTTTCGGTGCACGACCTGCGCACAGGTTTTCTTGCTCTCCGCAGAGACCTATCATGGCAGCGGCGGCGAATGGGCTAAGGAGCCCGGCTAAGCTTTTCGGCGCTTCGTCCTATGCGTCCGCCGCGAATCTCAGTCCTGGCGTATCTTCGCGGACATCCGGCTGTCGATCTCGGTCAGCTTGGCGAGAATGCCTTCCTGCGCCTGCACCATCGCCTGTTGAACGCGGATCAGCTTGAAGGTGAGCCAGATCGTTACCCAAAGGCTTGCTGCGAGATAAATCAGCATCGGCATCCAGGAGATGAATATCCCGAGCAGCGAGTTTTCCGATTCCATATTGCCCCCTAACATGATGTTGCCGCTACGTCGTCGTTTTGCCGCCGGGCGTGCATAAACGCAAGCATCGTCACCGAAACGCCCCCAGCGGATCGCTCTGCCCGGCCTTCCGCCGCGCGGCCTTGAACACCGCGGGGTCGACCTGCGCTTCCCTCAGCATCATCACGCCGTAGCGTGTCGCTGCCATCAAATCGTCGCGCAGCTTCACCACCTGGCCGTCCCTGCGATGATAGAGACGGAACTCCTCGAACCAGGGCAAGAGCGTCGAAACCACCTTGAAGCGGCCTGATTGCATGCGGCCGAGCATCGGCCCGACCGCCACCGAGCCGCCGGCGAACTGCGCGCGGGTGCCAAGCCTCTATTTGTAAGCCACTGCTGCGCTTGCAGGTCCCGCCAATGGAATAATCTCGCAGCGACTAAACCCTGCCACTTTGCACCACTCGGTGAACTGGGCGCCGGTGAAGTCAAACGCCTCGCCAAATTCGATCAGCATGTTCAGCGACATCATGAGACCGAAGCCGTTTTGCCTGCGTTCATCGTCGATGATGTTCTCGATGGCGACCAGCGCGCCGCCGGTCGGCAATGCACGATAGGCCTTGGCGATCAGCATTTTCTTGTTCTCGAGATTCCAGTCGTGAAGGATCATTCCCATCGTGATGATGTCCGCCTTGGGGAATTCGTCCGCGAAGAAGTCGATCGTCTCGGCGATGACCCGGCCGCCGAGATTGCGCTCCCTCAAGCGCCGTTCGGCGATCGGCTGCACATCGGCGAGATCGCACGTCCGGCATTGCATGTGCGGATGCCGCGCCGCGACGATGGCCGAAAGCTGCCCGGTTGCGCCGCCTATATCGGCCAGCGTCTTATATTTGGAAAAGTCGAATTTCTCGGCAAACGCCGTGAAATTGCCCATGGAGATGCCGCTCATCGCGTCCATGAACTGCTCCAGGCGCGCCGGGTCCGCATAGAGCTCGCCGAACATCGACTTGCCTGTCTCCTTGATCTCGTTTTGAGGCTTTCCGGTTTGCAATGCCGGTGTGAGATCGCCCCAGAACCGATACAGTCGTGCGTTCGCCATCTCAAGGATTCCACCGATGTATTGGGGGCTCCGCTTGACCAGGAACAGCGCGGTCGATGGCGTATTGCCGTATTTGCCGGTTTCACCGGCGCCGTCCCTCTGCAGCAATCCGAGCGCGACGAGGGTGTCGAGAAAATCATACGTTGCGCGCGGATGCAGCCTCATCGCGCCTTGCAGTTCGAGGCCCGTTTTGGGGCCGTCCGCAAGCAGCGAGAAGAGTCCCAGTTCCACGGCGCTCAACAATGTCTTGGCTGGCCAGAACCCAAAGCCAATTTGCAGTATGTGGTCTGGAGAAATTCCGTTTTTCATCTGATCCTCCCCTATCGGCGAATGCCCCCGTGAGGCCACGCCGATGCGTCCCTTGAGCGGGATCATTCGATGCTACACCACGTCCACGGACGTTCACTACAGTTTTCCAATCGGAGCCGGAGCGCATTGCCTCCCTCCCCGATTTTCCTCACCGAAACGCCCCCAGCGGATCGCTCTGCCCCGCCTTCCGCCGCGCGGCCTTGAACAGAGCCGGGTCGACCACCGCTTCCCTCAGCATCATCACGCCGTAGCGGGTCGCCGCCATCAAATCGTCGCGCAGCTTCACCACCTGGCCATCCCGGCGGTGATAGAGCCGGAACTCCTCGAACCACGGCAAAAGCGTCGAGAACACCTTGAAGCGGCCGCTCTGCATGCGGTCGAGCATCTCCATCAGCCCGGCCTCGACCGATACCGAACCGTCGGCGAACTGCGCATGGCTGGCGAGCATGTTCAGCCCGTGCGCGGAATATTGCCTGGCAAGTGCGGTGCCGGCACCTTCCAGCGTCTCGCGGCGGCCGTCGCGCGGCCATGCCCATGGCAGCCAATCGCCCCACGGTTTCAGCGTCAGCGCCTGCATGGCGGGAGTCTGCTGCGAGGCACGGCAGGCCTTCGTGACATAGACGACATCGGCCTCCGTATCCCAGGCGAGCTCGACCGCGGCCGACGGATGGTCCCAGCCGAAATCGAGCGCGCCGAGCCTTGGCCAATAGCGCGGCGGCGGGAACGGCTCGCAGGCGATCAGCTCCTCGGCCACCGGAAAGATGCGGCCGGAGCTGAGCACCGGAATGCCCTTGGCCCGCGCCTCGCGCTCATGCGCCGGATAGGCGGCAATGACCTCGGCGCGCTGCTGCGGCGTATAATGCTCGGCATCGTCGATGGTCATGAAGGTGACGTGGCGGGTCATTGTGCGCCCTCGCGGCATTGAATCGTGGTGGCAGGCGCGCGCTCCAACGCCCCGCCTCGCAGCTCCGTTTGCATCGCTCGGAACACCTGCCACGGAGCCGGTCGAAAAGTCGGGATCAGATCGTCCGACGTTTGATGCGCACGACTTTCGGCGCCTGTGCATCCATGAACATGTAGCACCGGCCTAGCAGCGCCTTTTTGCCAAAATCATCGAATACGTTCTGCCCGAGCGGCGTGAACAACACCTCGTCGGTCGTCAGTCCGTCCTGGTGGCGAGCCTCGATCTCTGGCCAATGCGCCTTTGCAATATCGGTCAGCACGACGTTGAAGGCAGGATGATTGTAACTGACCAACAAATTGCCATCGTCCATATCAGATGGTTTCATGTCCGGGTGGTAGTTGTAGATCTCGGCAAGCGTCTGGATGGCTGCCAAGGATGCAGCGCCATCGGAAAGACCAGCCTCCGTCAGCACACAGGTGCCGTTTTCAAGGATGGCAAAGTCACGCTCCTGGTTGAAGTAGTAGCCAATGCGCTCTTCGATGCGATCGATGGGCTGCGAAAACGATGGCCGCCATTTCGGGACAGGAGGAGAAGTTGCTGACATGCCGACGTTGCCTTCTGGTGATACGACAATTGACGAAAGGCCGCCGATCAACACCATTCGTCTATTCATAGTTGTGATCTCCCGCCCAATGTAGCCAGTCTAGTTCCGGATCATGGCTTGGCAACCGCGCTGGTCATGAAGGGGACGTGGCGGCTCATGCGCGATACCTTGCTGGAGCAAAACCGGGACGGCGCGCGACGAACACAGGCGGGCCGGCTAATGGCCCTGAAGTATCTTGATCAACTTACTTTCGTAGGTAGGTCGCGACAATCCATTTTTGTAATCCGCGTACGTCATTCGCCCGCTCACCGCCGCATCAGTCCAGCGTTTGCAGTACACCTCTGGCAATGCTTCAACACTTGTGTTTATTATTCTTGCCCATTGTTTGCGGTAACCTAGTGGCTTTGCCCCTAATCCCACCGCACACTGAGTCATAAAATCCTTTTTGAAAGCTGGACTTCTTTGTATTCCAGCGTTGATTGTATTGAACCGGCTCTCAGTCACTACGCATCCTGAAAGCATTATTGCACCGATCACGACTAGCGACCGATAGTGATTTCCCACTGCCCACCCCTCCGTTGCGGCTCTCATCCTCCGTCCAAATAACTACAATTTTGCTGCAAAGAGAAGTGCTCCACACTATTCCGTGCGCCACAGTCAGCTGGGATAATGATTGCGCCGGGCTGGCTTATTCAGCCGATTGCTTCCCCTTCACCAATGAACTCGACCTGCTCAGCCGACAAAAACAGCAGCACCACGTCCGACATGCCGAGCAGCGGCGTGAAGGTGACGATGGTGATGCCGCCGGTGGCGTTGGTGCGGGTCAGCCCTTCGGAATAGATGTCGAGCGGCGGCTCCTCGTCGAACCAGACGCCGTGCAGCGTTTCGCCCTGCCATTTCTCGCGACCCTTCTCGTAGCTCTTGAACGACAGCACCGATTCACCGGCCTGGACGTCGCCGCCGCCGCCCCAGCGCACCACGACGCTGTCGAGCGCGCCCGGCGCCCGTCCCGCCATCGTGCTGACGATGGCGTCGGCCGGGATCATGCCGGTGCCGGCCGCCTGCTGCTGCGGCGGGCCGATCAGGATGCGCTGCGGGTTATCGCGCGTGCTTTCGCCGGTGACGCCGGCCGCCCACATCCGAACCGGACAATCGAAAACCTTGCCTTGCCACCAATCTGGATAGCGGCCGGTGAGGTGCATCGCCCATTCGGCGCCGCCGGCCCTGGTCTTGCCGAGCTGGTTGCCGGCCATGAACAGGCGCTCGCGATTGGTCGCGCCGGCTGCATGGAACTCGGCCTGCCTGGGATAGGGCCGATAGGCGGCAAGCTGGTTAGTGCGGCGCCTGCGGTCCAGCTCCGCCAGCAGGCTGAGATATTCCGTCCTTGCCGCCCGGCTGTGCGAGGCCTTTTGCGAAGCCCGGCTTCTCGAGGAACGGCCTAAGGACGGCTTCGAGGCCGCGGATGCGCTGCCTGATTTCGTCATCGCTCAATGCATCCAGATTGTTGATGTTGACACTAATATCCTTGGGCAGCACCGACAGCACGAGCTTCAGGTACTGGTCGGGCTTTTCGGCGCGCACCTCGGCGATAACGCCGGCGCCATGGGCGCGAAAATCGGCGCGGATCGCTTCGAGAAAGCCGTCGGCCAGCGTCTTCTTCGCCCGCTTGGTTCGGCTGCCGGGTGCTTGATCGTGCGGCTGCGGATCGCCGGTGGAAGGAGCTTCGGCCATGCCCTACTCCGCCGTCCCAGCGGAGACCGCCGGCTTCTTGTTGCCTGGCCGCACGATGCGCTTGCGCGGCCTGGCCTTCTTGCCGGCGCGTGCCGACTTCGGCTTCCGCGGCTGGCTTGCCGGTTTCGCATCAGTCGTCGTGCCGGGCTTCATCGCACCGGCGTCAGGCAAGGCATTCAGCCTTGCCCTGAGAATTGCCACCGCCTTGCCGTCGAGTGCTCCCGACGGGAAGCCAAAGCCGCCGACCGCATCGACGGTACCGCCGCGCACCATGCCGATCCGCACGCCGGCGGCCACCTGCTCGAAGCGGCCATGGCGTGCATAGGGTGCGGTGCCGGCGAACTCGCCAATGGCGCTGACGACCTCGCGGCCGTCATCGTCGGTGATGATGGTGGCATAACGGTTGGACAT